CGCGACGCAGTACGCCTAATCTGGCACCGCTTAGGAGAGCATCCTAGGCTCGACCCGCGCTCCTTAATTGGGGCGCGGGTTTATTTTTGACGAGTCGCAGAGCGAAATGCGGATTTCCCTTTGCGTCATCGCGGGCAACGAGGCCGAGCACATCATCTCGATGCTCTCCTCGTTCAGCCAGTTCTTCGACGAGTTCGCGCTCGTCCGCGCCATCGGAGCTAGGAAGCCGGACGCCACGGTTGAGCTTGCGACCGCGTGGTGCCGCGAGAATGGCAAGGCGTTTATCTGGACTGAGTACAAGAACGGGCCGGGCGCGGAACGTTGGGACCACGTAGACTCTTTCGCGCGTGCGCGTAACGCGGCCTTTAAACTGGGCACGCACGAGTGGCTGATCTGGGCTGACTGTGACGACGTTATCGAGGATGCGAGCGAAACCGCAGCCGCCGCCTTTCGCGGCACGCTGGCCGCTCTGCCGGATAGCGTTTCGATGGTACGTTTCCCATACGATGTCCGCGGCACGAACAAGAAACTGCACCGAGAGCGAGCGATCCGCCGATCTGCGTTTGAGACTGGGCGCGTCTGGCATCACGAGGTACACGAAAACCTTCTCCTGCTCGCGGGCGACAAGCACGAAGACCACGCGACGCCGGTCTGGGTGCATCAGCCGAAGGCGATCAAGAAGGAGAACCGCCGCCGAAATCTCCGCATCCTAGGACACTCGGTTCGCGAGACACCGACGCAGTATTTCTACATTCATCAAGAGCACGTTTGCTCAGGCAATCGGCAGGCCGCGGAGCAGTTCGGCAAGATCGCGATCTCGTTCCCGAATCTTGAGGCATCGTTTCGCTACGAGGCGCTGCTCAATCTTGCCAAGTTGACCAGCGACCACCGCGAGGCGCTGGGCTACGCGCTGCAAGCTCACGCGGTTTTCCCGTGGTGCCGCGAGGCTTACGCCGCCGTCATCCTGCTGGCCTTCGAGAAGAACGACGGGCGCCGCGCCCGCTGGTGGGCCGAGGAGATGCTGCGCCTGCACGAGCCTATCGGCGCAGACCGGCCTTGGACGACTGAGCAGAAGTACTACGGATGGGCGGGCTACGATCTGGCCGCGCGCGCGTTCCGGCTCGACGGCTACGAGGCACGGGCGGACATCCTGCAATCGCAGTTTCACCAAGGCGAATCGCCGCGTATCTCGCTTCTGCACGCCACCCGAGGGCGGACCTCGAAGGCGGTCAACGCGCGCGAGGTCTGGCTGCAACTAGCCGAGCGGCCAGAGCGCGTAGAGCATATCTTCGCAGTAGATTCCGACGACAAGGAGAGCGTGCAGATGGCGCGGCAGTTCGTCTCCGCGACCTCCGACAAGCGGTCGTGCGTCGCCGCGTGGAATCTGGCCGCGAAGAAGGCGCGAGGAGATCTGCTGATACAAGTCTCTGACGACTGGATTCCGCCGCAGGGCTGGGACGCGAAGCTGCTTTCGCTCGTCGAGGGTCGAAATCTCCAGCTGGAGCAGATCGTCCTTGCGGTCTCTGACGGCCACCGGACGGACAAGCTGCTCTGTATGGCGATACTCTCACGCGCCCGGCTCGAGGCGCAGGGCGATCTCTTCTTTGAAGGATACGAGTCGGTCTTCTCCGACAACGAATTTTCCCATCGGGCTTGGCGCGATGGCATCGTGATCGACGCGCGAGACCGCCTCCTCTTCGAGCATCAACACCCGGCGTTCGGCAAGGCGCAGATGGACGCGACTTACGCGCACAATAACTCGCGCGACCGCTACGTTGCGGGCGAGGCGATCTTCAAAACCCGCAACCCTGACGCGCAATGATCCAAGACGAGTACGATTTCGACACGCTGACGGGCGCGCTGTTCTCCAAGGACCGCTCGATTCGCGCCGTTTACGATCACGCCTATGTAGCGCGCTACGAGCATTACCCGCAGGCCGCGCTCTCGAGCATTCGCGCCGAGCTAGTCAATCGCTGGGCGCCAGATGCCCGCAACGTCCTCGACATCGGATGCGGCACAGGCGCTTTCCTCGAGGCAATGCGATTGATCAGCCCGCAGGTCGATCTTCACGGCCACGATATCTCGCCGTACCCGCTGCCGGATTTTATCAATCGAGTCGGGGCGAACTGGACCGCGCAGGAATGGGACGTTGTAACCTTTTTTGATTCGCTGGAGCATTTCGACTCGCTTGATTTTGTGCGTCAGATGCGCGCCCGCACCGTCGTCGTCTCGCTGCCGTGGTATCACTCTTGCCTCGGGCCTGAGTGGTTCCGCGACTGGAAGCATAGACGCCCCGGCGAGCATCTCTGGCACTTCGACCCGCTGTCGCTTGCGAATCTCTTTACCAAGGCACGGCTCCGTGCCGTCTGGCTAGGCAATCCAGAGGATGAAGTTCGCCTGCCGGAACCGGACGCGCAGGGGCCGAATATCCTAACGATGGTTTTCCGCCGATGAGGATCTGCCTAGTCTATCATATGCGGCTGGGCGATATCATCCGCATTTTGCCAATCGCCCGCTGCCTCGCGACCCAAGGGCACAGCGTTTACGTCGAGTGCCTTGAGCCTTACTGGGGGCTGTTCTCGTGCGTCAGCTACGCCCGCCCGGCACGGCCAGAGGACCGCGCGGCGATGAATTACGGTCGCGTGATCGACCTGCAAATCTGGCCGAAACTTTACGAGGACTACCGACGGAGCGGAAAGTCGTGGGGCGAATACGTCTTCGGCCTGCATCCCGAGTTTGCCTCGATTGACCGACGCCCGGTATTCGACTTGATCGGGGAACAGCCGATGCTGATCGAGTACGGCATCAATGAGCCGGTTTGTCTCTTCGCGCCGTTCGGGTATTCGCAGGGGCGGCAGTACAATATCAACGCACTTCTCGACGCCTGCGACGAGCGGACGCAACACCGAATCGTATTTCTCGTGGACGCTCTTCAATTCGGCCACCTCCGCGATCAAGGCGTGTCTGATCGCGATATGGTTTGCGCCCGCTCGCCCGCCCATTTGCCGCGGCTTATTCGCGATGCGGCCGATGTATTCACGGTCAACTCTGCGCCGTGCATCATAGCGGGCGCAGTCCGCCAGCATTTCTGGCACGTTCCATCCGGCGTCGCACAGGATGACCAGTTTTCCGAGGCGTCGCAGGTTGTGACAATTCCCGATTAGGTATGGCTGTCCGCGACTTCGACCCGACCCAGCTTGCCGCTGATCAAGGGGCCATCCTTGACCAAGCGGGCATTACGTTTTCTTACTTCGGCTCCTCGATCACGGGCGTTTGGTCTTCAAGCCGGACGATGTTCGGAGACTTCGAGGAGCAGCGTCGGGATGACGTTCGTTTTACAGTTTTTTTCACGGTCTCGCAGATCGCCACAACGCCTGCTCCTGCGACCACTTGCGTGCGGGCTGGCGTAACCTACTTTGTCGAGCAGGTGCGCTTTGATGCGGAGGGGCCGGGCTGCGAGATGGACGTTTGCAAGGTGATATGATCGCGATCACATTCGAGAATGAACGCTTGTCTGCCGCGCTGACAGAGCTCGCGCGTACTTCACAGTTCGGGCTCGGCTCAATCATCAAGGAAGAGGGCCGATACTTGACCCAGCTGTTTATTAAGTTTACGCCGCCGAAGAGCAAGAAGCAGGGCGTAAACGCGGTCCGTAAGGATATCGGCAAGATGGCCGCGGTTCTGGATTACAACGCGCTAAAGGCGAAAGCTAAGCCGGGAAGCCTTTACGATTCTATGGCGCGTATGGTGCGCCGCCGCGAAACGGAGAAGCTCAATAACCTTCTTCGCAATCCACGAATTTCGTATTGGGGCACGCGCCGTGTTCTCGCCGACGTTACGCAAGTAGCCGAGGTGCATCTACGAGCGCGTAATAATTACGGCCGAATCAACAGGGACCAGAACGTTGCGGCGTATAAAGCTGATATCGGACGCTATCGGAAAGCAATCGAGGATCGAGTGGGCTGGACGGTTGCGGGATGGATTCCTGCTGCTCGCGTTACCCGCGCTAACTACAAGAAGTTTGCCGAGCCGCTAGCCGATAATGCTGGAGAAGTCTCGTTCTGGTTTGGTCGAGCAAAAGAGCGGCCCGTTTTTATCGCTGCTAGAAATCGCAACGTTAAGATTCCCAATTACCAACGGATGATTGACGGAGCGTTTAATTCGCGCGTTCAAACGACACTTAAAAAGATTAAGCGACTGCAAGCCGCGAAAGCGGTCAACCTAGGATTTACCAAGGTTGAGGGCGCACAACCAATCCAAGAACGTCTAGCCGCGTGAGTACTCGAACCAATATCCGTAACGCTATCGGGCTGAAGTTGACGCAGGCTGGAGTCGTGCCGACGGCGAATCTGATCAAGGGTCGCAATAACACGCTCGCGTCGGTTAGTTTCCCGGCCGCTGCGGTTTACGCCGTGCGCGAAGAAATAGAGGTTCGGACTCTGGCACCCGCGAACAGAACGCAGTATCGCCAGCTACAAGTTACCGTGGATTACTTCACGGCAGAGGCGATCAACTCGCCAACTATCATTGACGACCTCTTCGATGTTGGCTCAGACGCAGTCGAGGCCGCAGTTTTAGCCGATGTTACGCTTGGCGGCGCGTGCCGCGATCTGCTTTTACAATCGGTTGAATATGTGATCGAGCCTGACGAAGAACGCCATTGGGGCGTAGCGCGTCATACCTTTAACTGCATTTACTTAACCACCGACTAAAATGGCTAACCATCTCGGCCGCGAAGGCACCGTCCGCATCTCCTCAACCACCATTGGCGAGCTCCGCAATTACGCGCTCTCTCACTCGGCGGATGTCGTCGAGGACTCCATCATTGGCGACACTTATCGCACGCGCAAGATGACGCTCCGCACTTGGAGCGTGAACGGCGATCTATACTGGGACGAGGTTGATGCCGGTCAGATCTCGCTTACGGTCGGCTCGTCCGTCACCGTTAACCTTTACCCCGAGGGCGCTGCTGCGACCTCCACGTACTACTCGGGCAGCGGAATCGTGACGAAGTTCGACATCTCGGCCGCGTTCGACGGGATGGTCGAGGGCAGCATCAGCATTGAGGGCAACGGCACCTTGTCCACTTTGACGGCTTGAGGTGCTGAATGGACCCAATTGATCTAGTTCGTGAGCACTTCGCTTCTCTCGGCACCCGAAAAATCGAGGTGCCCGAGTGGAAGCTGACCGTCTACGCCGCGCCCGTCACGCTTGCTGAGAAGAATCGGCTATACAAGAAGAGCAAAGAAAGCGATATGGAGTTGCTCGTTGACCTTCTAATAATGAAGGCCACCGATATCAACGGCCAGAAGCTCTTAACGCTCGAGCACAAACCGACTCTGCTAAACAAGGCCGACTCTAACGTGGTAGGCCGAGTCGCCAACGCGATCCTCGCTGACGATGCGCCGCGGGCCGATGAGCTAAAAAACTAGCTGGCGGCGAGGCTGGAGCCGACCTCCTCGCCGTCTATGCGCTCGCGGAAAAGCTCGGCAAATTCGCGCACGAAGTCCTCGAGATTCCAGCCGCTGAGATGCAGGGCTGGGTCGCATATTACCACCACCAAAACCGAGTAAGGCAAAAAAATGGCTAGCGCATCCTTTACACTTCGGGCGGTGGATCAAACGCAAGCCGCGTTTGCGTCGGTTCAAAACGCATTGCAGCGGACTGCCTCAATCGCAAAGACCAGCGGCGCCACAT